AATGACTACATCAACGCCATGAACATGAATACTTCTGCAGGAATTGAATGGCCAGGAAAAAAGAAGAACCACGCTACAAGAGTAGAATCCGATAACACGGTAACTTTTTACCCGTCCAAGACTGTGAAAGAAGCTTACAACGATATGGTTAAAGCTTACAGGTTAGGAGAAATGGTGCACCCTGTTTTAGGAGCGCAATTGAAGGATGAAGTCAGGGACAGGGAAAAGCAGGAGTACGCGAAAACTCGAGTGTTTTGCATGAGTTCTTTCCAAAGTATATTGTTGTCAAGAGCATTTTTGCTGTCATTCTATTCAACGATGCAGTGTGAGCGTGAGGCTTACAACACTTTGATAGGAATAGACATGCACTCCAACTACGCCGACACAATGTACAAAGAGCTATCGAAAACTCCTAACACAATAGTGCAAGGAGACTACTCGGGGTTCGACAAGCAGATGCCAATAGATGTAGGAAAAGCTGCGTGTGATGTAGTAGTAAAAGTACTATGGAAGTTTGGATACAATGCCAAAGCTATGAAGATTGTACAAGGAATTCTCAGTGATAGTCTTTACCCGACAGTGGCGATTGCAGGAGTGATTTTTCAAGCTCCTGGACTCCAACCTAGCGGAAAGTACGCCACAGCCGAAGATAACTCTATCAGAGGGCTTATCATGATCTATTATGCTTTTGTTGTGATGTGTACTGAAGAAGGAGGGGATCACCCCTACAATCTAACTACAAAATGGAGAGCAGATCAGTTCTATGAACTTCTCAACCCATACATATATGGAGATGATTTTGTAATAGGAGTGAGCGAAGAACTTCCAGAATTCAATTGTATGACTTACGCCGCATTCTGTAAAGAAGAATTTGGTTTAAAAGTAACTACTCCGTCAAAAACAGATGTAAAAGAAAAGTACGTGAAGGTAGACGACGTTGAAATCTTAAAGAGAACTTTCAAGTCTCATCCGGAGCTAAAGAGGAAGGTTGCGGCTTTGTCAAAGAAATCTATGTGTAAAACTCTTACCCATTTTATTCCAAGCAAGGAAGTCGCGGTAGAGTCTCAACACGCTGAAAGTATGTCTGCTGTTTTGTTAGAATCCTATTTTCACGGAGACAAGGAATGGTTCAATGAGCTAAGAAATTGGATGATCGAAAAAGGGAAGCAACTAGAATTTAAAAAAGTTGTTGCTAAAGACTTAAACGAATACTTCAAGACATGGGAAGAGTTCACTGAAATTTACAAGATTAAAGACTCTCGGAATATGATTGAGACTCAATCGAAAATTGGAGCTTCGAATGCTTTAATGTCCTTGACTATGTTAAGGCTACGTCATTATTATCCTAAATTCTGGAAAACTGAGTCTGAAAAGTTTTGGAAAGCTCCTATGAGTTGTTTAAGTAGATTCAGAGAGAGGTTCGTCGTGGGAGAGTTTAATCAGGTAGCGTTCGAGCAAGCTGGTCCTTGCGGAAGTTCAAGAAGACAGCATGTATTATTTTGGTACATGTATCATTTAGTGAAAGAGGAAGCGCAACAGTTTATTAATAAGCTGTCAAGTTCTAACCCAATGTGGTATCCTTCCAGCGCAGAAGACCAGATGAGCCCCCCTCAGTCAAAACCATCCATTCCGTTTGTAGCGAGAGTTACCGATAGCGGAGCCTCTTGTCTGTGGAGAAGAGGAGAAGGCAAGATAGTGGACCCTGTTCCTGTGGAATTCAAATGCTATTTTACGCAAGTTGGAAACGGATGGCGTAATTCTTATATTTATATGATGAAAATCAATAAATATGAGTTGCCCGAGTGGATGAAGGCTTTTGATCGACCCCAGAAAAGTACGATGTCAAGAATAGGAGAACGTTTAACTGAAGAAGAAGAAAGGTTTAGAACCTCTTTTAGAGGAAAGATTGAATCTTTTTTCCACAGACTAAGTGAGAAAACTGAAGAGTTTGGAGAAGACATCAAGAAGTGGGACAGAAACAATAGAAGAGCCTTCGGAAGATTAGTGACGAACATTAAGAAAGAAATCCAAGATGCTAGAGAGAGACATAAGCGTGAATGGGCAAATGTGGCTGAAATAGTGAGATGTAATGATGTTGGTTACGCGATTTTCGATGACTGGAGAGAGATAAGAGTGGAAATAGTTGAAGAAGACGAAGTAAATGTCGATGAAGCAGAAGAAGTAAAAGTTGACGCAATTGAGAAAGAAGAACTAGGTGATCTAGTCATCAGAACGAGGAAAGCTTCTTCAGATTCAGAAAGTGATGTAAACTCACGGATGCCTCGTCTCCAATCATTTTTGGATTCTCTAAGTGCGAGCAAAGATACAATTATAGAAAATCAGATGGATGTTGTAAACGCTCAAGAGAAAGAACAACTGGCTACGACTGGAACTACTGATAAATCTGAGATCCTAACGAGAACAGAAGAGATAGACATGGGAGCTTATGTGAACACTTACATATTCCCTGGGACAAATGTTTCCGATCAAAACGTCAATTTTCTTCAGTGTGAAGTACCACTTTACACAATCGAGGTAGGAACAGGCCAGTACAAAGAGGTCTTCACTCCGTACAAGAAATGGGGATCTTTCCCGTTGATTAAATCACGATTGAGAAATCACTTCTCATTCAAAGGACTATTAAAATTAAGATTTACTCTTAGTTCTTCAATTTTTCACGCAGGAAAGATAATGATTTATTGGATTCCCAGGGAGAGAAGTAGGCTAGTAACGATGTTAGAGGATTCTCAAGATGATAATTGGTTCGGAAGAATGTTGTATTCAACTGAACATAAGGCCGTGATTAACATTGGAATGGATGATACGGTGGAATTAACATGTCCACCTTACTTTTTGGTGAATGCCCTACCCATAAATGTTCACGAACATGGGGGGGTTATTCCGGCATGTGGTCGACTTTACGTATATTCTTTCATAGACATGTACCACATTGACGAAGCAGTGGCAGGAGATATAATCAAAATCACTGTAACAGCCCAAATGAGTGAGGTTGAACTAGGTCCACCGACATCGTATAAGTATTCGATTAGTAATCAAGGTGCTGAAGAGGAAATAGAGAAAGAGGAACAAGCAAAGGAAGAAGGAGCCGTATCTAATATAGCCTCCAAAGTTATGTCTGCAGCTGACGTAGTTTCAAAGGTGCCAGTTCTAGCGCCTTACGCTTCAACTGTCAAGACTGTGGCTAGTACGGTTAAGAGTGTTGCTTCAATTTTCGGTTTCTCGAGACCAAATGTGTCTCACGAATATGAAGCAGTTAGAGTAAGACACTCAACAGTTTTCAATTACTCTCAAACCTCCGATCACTCGGTAAAATTTGCTTACGATCCTAAACAAAGGCTAGCACCACTTCAATTTGTTGCAGGAAAAGATAACATGTCCTTCTCAAAGTTTTACAATAGAGAAAATATCTTGAGCGTAAGGCCAATAGCAGATCTTTACGCTCTTCAATTTATCATTCCAGTAACTCCGATGCTTTATCAGACTCGGAATAACCAAATTCAATGGTGTGGAGCAGGAACTGTAGGTTTGAATTTCACATGGTGGAGAGGAGATTTGAAATTAAGATTTGAAGTAGTTTGTCCACAAACCGCGAGAGGGAGATTCTACATCAATTATGATCCTATGCCTCTGCACAAACCTAGCTTCCAGGACATACATCAGACAAAAGGTGTGATATTAGACTTAAGTCAAAGTCACTCCGCTTCGATTGATATCGGGTATACCTCGATATTTCACATGTTGGAAGTTCAATTTCCCCAAGATCAAAAGTTTATAAGAACAGATACTTATTACGACTTTGAAAGTGCGCGAAAGTTGTTCGTCGCGAGGTGCACCATGGGAAATGTGTATGTGAGACCTATTACAGAAATCTTCCCCTCACCTAGGGCTGTATCCGGAATGAAAGCCATTGCTTATGTGGAATCTGCCAATGTGGAATTCATGTTGCCCACTGCAGCAATTCTTTCAGAGTTTTATAGGTCTAGGTGGTTAAGAGGAATATCAACACCTGATTTTTCTAGGAATGTAGGCTCATGGAATGCCGAGTATTCAACCGTCCAAAAGGAAATTATTATGGACGACGTACTAGGCGTCGGAAAATTCGTCCAAGTCGAAAATAATACAAATTTAGATGCAGAGGACGACGCAGCTGCCGCAGAGGGAGAGACAGCGCCTCCCAAGCAGCCAGTCGGTACTGAAGACCCCGGTCAAGAGGCTGATACTAACGATCAGACTGACCAAGTTGGGGCAGCCGACGCGCAAACTGCGATTCCTGTGAGTACTACGGAGACTGTGCCTCAAGCAGTCGCTATGAGGAGTCACAATCCCAGGGAAAGGAAAAAGAAGCCTGGACCATTTGCTAGGGTTTTCGGGAGAAGCAGGTCTCCAATGGCAAAGAGAAATGCCAAAAAGAAACAGGCCCTTGAAGGAGACTTTGACATGGCCACTAGGAAATATAATTTTCCACCTCGTCCGCCCAGAAAGGCGTCTTCAGGAGGTTTTGAAGGAGTGAAGAAAATAGGAAATGAAGGAGTTCCTCCTGTAAGACTG